AAGCCGCCAGTAGATTCTTTCTTGCCTAGCCTGAGGTGTTGACCAAGGTCACCTAGTTTGTTGCTGTTAAACATAAAGTATCTGCGAGCTACTTTAAGTGTATCTATTTGTTGCACTGCGCTAGGTGCTGACAAACCGTGGACAATGAACCGTGCGTTTGCTTTACGCATGTCAAACTTGTCGCCGTTGTGTGCTACTACGATGTCTGCTTCGTCGAACAGATCCCATAAGGCTTGAGCTACGTCTGTGTCGTCTTCTGGATCTTCGTTATACCGTTCGAAGTCTATTAAGGAAACGACTTTAGTTTTCTTTTGGTGCTCCCATCGATAAGCAAAGCACATTAAGTACCACTCACGGTACTGTTGCACCACGTTCTGGTCATAGTGACCCCATACGTATGCAAGGTTAGGTGCAGTCTCGATATCGTAGAACAATACTTTAGCCATAACGTCCTTTAGATTGGTGGTACCGTTAGCAACCTGACCATAAGGGTACCTTCCCACCATGAACCGTCGTCGGATAGTCTCTCCGCCGCCATTTCTAAACGCTCGATAGTTACTTGTTCGCTTAAAGTTCCTTCTTTATATGTAACCTCTTGCCCGTTTTCCATTAAGGTTCTTAAGTCACTGAACTGTGTCTTTGAGTTGAACCGTTGAGGTGCACCTGAGTTACGTGATGTTAAAACTTCTTCACGTAAAACAATAGGAACTATTATCTCATCTATCCTTCTTGGTACAGCTACTGCTACACATTGCCAGTCGTGAAGTATAGGTGCTTTAGTTGTAGGACTAGCGCCTCTTGTTAAGGTAAGAGTTAAGTCAAATGTTATTGATGTGTTGATAGTATCTGCGAATACAAATGCTTGAGGTCTACCAGTAAGTAAGTTAGGTAGTACTGCTGGCGAATTGTTTTGATTGTTAGCTGTCATACTTATAGAGCCAACAGCTATGCTTGTTGGTGCACCATGAGTGTATGTGTCAGTACTGTTGACGTACCCTGTGGCTGCTGCGTTGTAATGTACGGTAGAGTTTTCGTATTGTGAACGGTCAAGATCTATTACACCTGACCGTAACAATTTAGGTATGACTGTTGACCAAGTAATTTCTCCAACTACAAGAGTACCTGTAGCTACTTTCTCTGCGTTGTATGTTTCTCTGTTAGCAACTGAAGCTCCGCTTGTGTCAATACCTATAAACAATTTGTTATCTATACGTGCAATGCTGTTTACTTTGTCTGTTGATGTTGCGTTTGTGTGTGACTGTATGTCTGAAGCGTAAGCTGGTACTAGCGTAGATGTGAACACTGCTAAATCAGCTCGGTATGTGTGCCCATTGTTAGTTCCCCACCATACGTACTGTCCGTCAAGCTCTAAAGAAAATGCTTCTCCTGCTGTGTCTATCACTGGGCCTATTGATAGCCCTGATGATTGTTGATCTATTAAAGCTAATCTAAATCCAAGGCTAGTAGCTATACATATTAAGTTTCCGTAGCCAAGGATAGCGTTAATGCTTTCGTTCCTTGGTAAAGATCCTGTTATGACTGGTGTGTTTAATGTACCGTCGGTTGTGCTAGCACCTATAAAGTATATTACTCCTGTGTTATCTGAGTTGACTGCTGCAAAGATACCGTTAGTTCCACTGGTTATATCTATCCAAGGATTACCTAATGGCATAGTGTAATCAAGTGAGCTAGTAGCTTTAGCACCGCTACTATTTAATTCAAATATGTTTGCTGCGTCAGCTCCTATTAGCCTGCCTGCTGCTACTTGGATTAGGTCAGGGGTTAATGATCCGAAGTTGCTGGGAGATATAGCTGATCCTAGTGTTTGTTTTTGTAAGACGAGAGGGCCTTGTGCAAAGTAAACGTTTGTTCCGTCTGATGTCATGTCTGTTACGACACCGTTCAATGCACCAAGTGGTGTCCATGTAGGAGCAGAGCCATTAGGCGAAGCAGAAAATGTTACGTCTGCTCCGTTAGCAATATAAATATAGTTGACACCAGTTGATTCTTTTACAAAACGTTTGATAATCATTTTGCTTGTATTAAAAGTTTGAGTAAACCCAGTTGCATCTGCTTTGTTTAATAAAGTTATTTGTCCTTTAGTCCAGATGTCTATGCCTATAGATGAAAAAAATCTTAGCCGATCTGAATCTACATTATCTAAATAGAGTTGCCCTGCCCCGTGTGACCAATCAGTTTGTGATCTGACCCATGAACCTGTTGTGTCAAGAGTATTCTCTCCAGGTTCTCTGCTGTTATCTCTTTGTTGTCTAGCTACAGGTACTGTTGTGCGTCTGTATTGAGTCGGGTCAACATGGTACGATGTATTGTTTATTTCTATAGGGAGATACTCTGAGTTGAAAGCCACTATGCAATGTTTCTCTTATACATTTGCGGGTACATAGCAGCTAGCCGTGAAGACTCGGCTGCTAACCTTGCTCGTCTCCTCCCCATAAGATCTCTGAATGATGCAGCTATTGCACCAGGCGGTACTTCTTCTGCTCTTCTTGATGAGCCTTGAGCGTCTAAGAATTCTCTTCTTATAGGTGTAGTTGTCATCAAAGCCATAGCTGCACCTAAAGGAACTAAGTCGTAGGCTGTTTTTTGTAACCCAGTGTCAGCTTGAAGTGTAAGAGCACTAGTAATAGGAATGAAAGGAGACTTGTAGTTAACTGTTATCAATCTTCCTGGTACTGCAATGCCGTAAAGTATTAAAGCTAAACCGCTGCTAAAAGTAGCAGTGTTTCTATTACGTTTTAATCTCCATGAAGCAACGTCAGGTTCAGTAGCAGCTATGCCTACATCAGCGAACGTTACCATATAAATAGATTGGACTTCTTCGTTAGTTAATAACGTTGTACCGTCTGGAGCTAACATATTGTAGCCATCAACTGCACCTTTGTATGTGAAACTTGTTGATAGCATTTGAAACAAACCTGAGTCGGGGGCACTCAAGTCTCTTAAGTCATCGTTGATAGATTCTATTATCCTATGTGTAGGAAACTTAGGTGACATCCGAACGATAGCATTATTCAAATGCACAGCAGGTGTAGTACCTGCATAGCCACGTATAGTATTTACTAAAGTATTAGTTGGTGTAGTAGTCACATAAAGTAACTCTGAATCAATTTCTATAATACTTCCTTGCACTATCCCAGATGTAGAAGCCCCAGTTATTGTCATCTGTGGATCAGTTATAGTTGTAGGTGGTGTAGTCAAAGTCAATAGCTCTTCGACATACCCTGATAAAAGCATGTTGCGTGTTTGATCTATCCATACTTGAGCAGTTGTCATTATCAATCAGGTCCAAACGCTTCTTGAAGCCTATTCTTTTCTTTCTTAAATGATATATCTTTCATTGCATGTCCAGCCGTAACTTCCAGTGCTGAGTGTGCGTGCCTTTCTAAGTGTGCTGACCCATCAATCGCAGGAGGTTGTAACCCATCTTCGACAAGACGTTTGTAAGCTGGCATATCTTTAGATTGATTACGTTCCTTTAATCTTGTTGCATCAAAATCAGTAAACGAACGTGTCGGCATACAAGACGCAGCTACTACCACATTGCCATAGAATTTACAAAGTTCGCTACCACATTCGTTGCATTTGTTTTTATTAACATGATTAAAATCATGGCGAATGTCATGCATGTTCATACATTCAGTACAACGGTAACTATAAAGAGGCATCTGCTGGTCCTACGTTAAACGGGTAGCCTGCGGCTACTAACAATGTTTCTTCTGTTTCTGTTAAGTCTAGCGGAGTTGCATGTGCCCCGAGGATTTCGCGTGTAACAGTTGAATGATCGTAAGGTTGAGTATCAGACACAGTTGCATTGTTTATTATAAATATATTTCTTGCACGAGGCAATGGTCCCATATATCTTTGCAACGAGTTAGCAGTAATCGTTCCTTCAGGTGAAGTTCTTTGAACTATGTTCTCTGTCCACTGAATGACTTGCCTGTAAATAGGTATGACTTGTACGTCTGCCTTAACGTTTATTGTTTGCGGAGTTAAGACCACACTCATAGGAGTTGTCGATGTTTTGATATCAGACGGAACAACTATCAAAGGTGAATAAACAACTGTAGCTATAAATAGATTAGAGTCATCAATCTTATCAGTAGTTACACCTATCGTTGCAGGTGACTGTATGTGTATAGGTGTAGCACTTGGCGCAGCAGTCACAGTTATGATATGACCCGGCAAAGCTATATAGTTCATGTTTAAATCTATAGCTAATGGGCCAGTAGCAGCAGCTACTTGAGAAGTAACAGCTATAAGCGGTGCAGTAACAGTAGCAGGTATAGAACCATTACCGTATACAGCAGAAGTAGCATTTACTGTAGCCGCATGAGCAGTAACAGAAATGCTGATACCTACGTCATTAGCAGGTACATAAGTTAAACCAGGCTGATTATAAGTAACTGTTACCGCATTAGCTGCATACTTATAACTGTATGTAAGAACTGTTTTTGCTTCAAGAGCAACAGTGCTAACAGCTACAATGGCATCAGACTTATTGTACGCAAAGTTTGGTTGTCTATATATAATCCCCGACTGCCGATATGTCATAAGATCCCATCCCGCTAGGGGTTAACCCTTACCAATAGAAGCAGTCTCAGGATCTCCCACTTTAGATGCAGCAACAGCTTTGCCTACACAGATAATAGCAGCTACACCAGCTACCTTCAAAGAATCAATTAGGCTAGGACCTGGGATAGCCATAGCGGCACCCCAAGCTTGAACAAATGTTGATATAGCTCGCTCTAAAATGTCTTTAATAAAACGTGGGTTGAACAATTTTTTTAGTCCTCTTCATCTTCATTGCAGCCCAAGTAGCTGGACCAACTATCCCATCAGCAGCCAAGCCGTGTGCCCGCTGCCACTTAATAACTTTAGCTCGTGTGCCTCTACCAAAAATACCATCTCCGGTAGCACCCACGCAGGTTTGCACAAACTTTACTGCCGATGAACGTGAACCTTTCCTCAGCACCCCAGGGAAAGGAATCATTTCTCCTTCTTCCTCAGGTGTTGGAGATAACCTCACAGGTTTACCCACAGTATGTGTGTCAACAAGATGGCGGAAAGCTTT